CGCAAAGAAGACATGGAAGCTACCCAGCGCTCGCGTAACGAGACCAATTCCATGCTGGCCGAAATACGAGATGACATCAAAGCCCTAATCGCAAAGGTGGGAAAATGAAGCTGTACGCACACTTTTCAAAGGTTCCAAAGGCTGAATGGCGCTGGAAAAGTTTCAGCCCACGCGAGATTGCCTGCAAAGGTACGGGTGCGCTAGGTGTAAACGAGGACGCTCTAGACAAGCTTCAGGCCCTACGAGACAACCTAAAGCGCCCCCTGCTGTTGACGTCTGCATACCGTAGCCCTGAGCATAACCGAGCCGTTGGCGGCGCAAAGAACAGCCAGCATATGCAGGGTATCGCATTTGACGTGCGCATGGAAAACCAAGACCCCGAACAATTTGAGGCCGCAGCGCGCGCCGTAGGCTTTACGGGGTTTGGCTATTACCCCAAACAGGGATTTATCCACATCGACACAGGCCCAAAACGCTCGTGGGGGACGCCGTTCAAGACGGGCGCGACGGGGCTGACAGTGGCTGAGCCAGAGCGTGATAACGTGGCGCAATCCACCACAATGCAGGCATCTGCCGTGCAGATCGTATCGGGCGCGGGGGCGGGCGTCGCGGCAGTCGGCGCGTTGGATGGCACGGCCCAAATCGTGGCATTGGTATTTGCTGGGGTGGTGATGCTCGCCGCGCTGTGGATCATGCGTGAGCGCCTGCGCAAATGGTCAGAAGGTGATCGCTGATGTTTGGATGGATCAAGCGCACCGCGATGTGGGCCGCAGGTCTTGCCGCCCTTTTGTTTGCTGCGTGGGTGGCTGGGCGGCGTGATCAACGCCAACAGTCCGCCGTCGAGGCAGCCGAATCCTATATAAAAACCCGAAAGGAGATTGATGATGTTGAAAACGCTATCGAAGATGACCCTGCTGTGCTTCGTGAGTGGCTGCTCCAGCGTGGTAAGCAGTAACGCGATCTGTGATGGCACAGCCGCTGCGCGAACAAAGCATGCCGCCTCGCTGGCCGAGGATGGCGGAGATAAGTCCGTTGTGACTGGCGCGCTTCTGATCTCCATGATTGATGGAGCTTGCAAGTGAACAGATCTGAACTCCTTGATACGGCAAAAAATGTCATCACTAAGGATCGCGCCGCTACCCACGGGGATGCGGAAGAAAACTTTGATATAATTGCAAAGTACTGGTCTATACACCTCGGCATACCCGTCAAGAAAGAGGATGTTGCCGTGATGATGGTTCTGTTCAAGACGGCCAGAATCAAGACAAATCCAAGTTACATCGACAACTGGATTGATGGCATTGGGTATTTTGCCTGCGGTGGGGAGATCGCAACGTCTATTGGATAAGTGGCGGATTTAGTCTATAGTGCCTGAAAACGTAAGGTGACCTCATGGTTGGACTGACATACGCAACGTACAAGACGCAGATCGCGGAGATGGCGGTGGTCGCGGAGAATGATGCCAGCTTTCTGGCAATTCTCCCCTCAATGATCGATTACGCCACCCTGCGCATCAACCGCGACCTTGACCTCTTGGCCACATCAGTATCTCTCTATGGAGAAAATTACAAACTTACGGCAGGGAGCAGGAACTTGTCGTTCACCCAGAACCTTCCAGGTGGATCGTACTTTGTTGTCAGCGAACAGATTAACCTGATCGCACCCGCTGGGCAGATAGATCCAAATTTAGGCACCCGCGTACCACTGCTGCCCGCAACCAAAGAGTTTTTGGACGCTGTGTTTGGGTCTGCCTTGTCCGCAAACAGGGGTCAGCCAAAGTACTTTGCCCCGTTCAACGACACCCTGTTCCTTGTGGGGCCAGTGCCTAACGTTGAGTATTACGTAGAAGTCGTGGGTACAGTTCGACCCGCGCCACTGTCAGAGGAGGTGGACACCACCTTCATCAGCCAGTACTTGCCAGATCTTTTGATCATGGCATCCATGATCTACATCTCGGCCTATCAGCGCAACTTTGGCAGGCAGTCCGACGATCCACAGATGGCGCAGAGCTACGAGAGCCAGTATGGCATGCTCCTCAAGTCCGCAATGGTAGAGGAGGCGCGCAAGAAGTACGAGGGCGCGGCGTGGTCATCTCAAGCGCCTGCCCCTGTCGCATCACCAACGCGGGGCTGATAAATGCCACACGCAAGTCTCAAGCTGATACCAGGTGTTGACCAGAACAGGACGCCCGCCCTGAACGAGGCGGCTATTTCTGAGAGCAATTTAATCAGGTTTGTTCCAGATCGACAGGGCCTTGGCCTTCCGCAAAAGCTTGGCGGCTGGACGCAGTTTGTTAGCAACCAACAGTCTGCAGTTGTGCGCGCGCTGCACTCATGGGCTGACATAAATGGCGAATCGTATTTGGGAATTGGCGACGAGGACAGCCTCAACATTTCAAATGCCAACAGCTTCTCATCTGAAATATCGCCACAATTCTACACGTACAATCTGCCCGTTTCTGTTGATACGATTAGTGGCTCCGCCACTGTCACCATTGATGACACCAATTCAAATATCTCGTCATATGATGGCGTAAACATCCTGACCCCGATCAGCGTGGGCGGCATCATACTATCTGGGTACTACCCCCCAATTGCCCTAAACGATGACGCTTATCAGGTTGTGGCTCGAAACATCATTGGCTTGACCACCCCCGCCACGGCGACCGTCAACAATGGCGGTGCGGTTCCTGTTTTTGACACTACTAGCGGACAAGTTAATATTCAAGTAACGCTGAACAATCACGGGTACACTTCAGGATCAACATTTGCGATCCTCGTCCCCGTAACCGTTGGCGGCTTGACCCTGTACGGAAATTACATCGTACTTGATAATCCTCTGGTAACTGCAAACGATTTTTACATTGCGGCGGAAAACGCCGCCACATCAACCGCCACTGTTTCAATGAACAACGGTGCAGCCAGAATTGTCTATTATGTTGGCAAGCAAAACATACCCCCTCCAGGTAATTTTGGTGACGGCCTGTTTAACGCTGGCGGTTTTGGCGTTGGCGTGACCTCAAGTGGTGGCCGTCAGCTTACAATTGCGTCAATATCGTCGGCAAGTCTCATCGCCACGGTTACAGTGAGTCAGTTGCTGTATGTTGCCGCAGGAACTCGGATCGCAATCACTGGCACTACAAATTACAATGGGACGTGGGTTGTCACATCCGCAACCTCTGGCTCGTCAAGCACATTCTCTTTCACACGGGGATCAAACCACGCCACCGAAACATCTGGCACTGTGACAACAAATTCGTGGGGCTTCCCTCCTGGGATGCCCAGCACTACCAGCAGGACTGCAACGGCCCCGCTTGTGGTCAAGGATTGGTCTTTAGACAACTGGGGTGGCTTCCTAATTGCAAGCCCAACTAACAGCGGTCTTTTCTATTATGACACTCTAGATGGGGGCAACCACGCAAACGTCATCCCCTACGCGCCAAGTGTAAGTGAGGGGTTCTTTGTGTCGATGCCAGAGCGCCAGATCATCTGCTACGGCACGACATTCAATGGCATAAAAGACCCGCTTCTGGTGCGCTGGACGGACATTGGCAACTTCACTAGTTGGGTGGCAACGGTCAGCAATCAGGCTGGCTCTTTCCGCATCCCCAAGGGGTCAAAGATTGTTGGGGGCATGCAGGGGCCACAGCAGGGTCTTTTGTGGACGGATACCAATCTGTGGTCGATGCAATACATCAACTTGCCACTGGTATATTCGTTCAACGAGATTGGCGCGGGTTGCGGCCTGATTGGTCGAAAGGCCATGGGGGTTATGACTGGCACTGTGTATTGGATGAGCCAGAGCCAGTTCTTCGTCTTAGCGGGCGGTGGCGTTCAGCCACTGCCTTGCCCTGTTTGGGATGTAATCTTCCAAGATCTTGACGAAAATTATGTGGAAAACATTCGCTGCGCACCGAACAGCCGCTTTGGTGAGATTTCATGGTTCTATCCTACCATAGGCTCAAACGGAGTCCCCACAAAGTACGTGAAGTACAGCACCCTTCTGCAACAGTGGGATTTCGGCACACTGGCCCGCACGGCATGGATCGATCAGGGCGTGTTTGGCCCACCAATAGGCGCTGATGCCAATCGGTTTATATATCAGCACGAGACATCCCAAGATGCCGCTGGCGGCCCAATGGACGCATACATTCAGACTGGTTATTTTGCCCTCAGTGAGGGTGACAATATGACCTTTCTTGATCAGGTCTGGCCAGACATGAAGTGGGGTTATTACAACGGTTTGGACAACGCCAACGTCAACATCACCTTCTTCGCCGTGGACTACCCAGGCCAAACACCCAGAGTTTACGGGCCATACAGCGTCAACCAAGCGACTGAGTACATCTCGCCACGTATTCGTGCGCGACTGATCTCAATTAAGGTCGCGGGAAGTCAG